AATCTATATAGAAAACCCTACAACATTAAAATACTATCGTATTATTAATGAAGTAGAAGATGTAACAGATGAGATTGACTTGCCTGCTATTTTGTTTGATATGTTTGTCCGTTTCTCTACAATGTTATTAAGAAAAGAACCTGACAAAACTGGTGGTTCTGATGGTATGGCTAAAATGATTGCTGACGAAATTAAAAAAATGACAGCAAGCGATGCTAGTAGACCTATCGAACGACCTATGCAGTTCTATGTATAAGGAGCCGTAATGAAGGTAAAAGAAATGTTGATTTTGGCAAGACAACGACTTGGCGATATGCAAAAAACGGCATACTCTGATATTGAGTTAATCTACTGTTTGAACAACGCTATCGACCGCTTGTCTTATGAACTATACAATCAAAACGACCCAGAACTTACAAAGAAAATGACATTGAATGGTACACAGGAAACTAAACGTCCTGATGATTTCATTGCGTTTCAAGGTCAATTCCCTGTTGAATTTGAATACCGCACTGACGGTCCTATTATGAAACATCTTGACCCAGAGTTTGATGGGGAACTTGAAATTGTTTATTATGTAGCAATGCCACATGTTAAAAGTTTGGAAGATGAAATTCCATTCAAACGTGTAATGTTTAATAAACAATTATTGCAATTCTTGTTATATGAAGCTAAACCTTCACTTGAAAAAGAAGGGCAAAATAGCAATACTACACCAGCTGACCAAGGCTAGGAGGTAATATGACAGTAAAAGAATTAATGAATAAAGCGGCATTACGAAACCGCTTATCTGATAGTATTGAAAGTGGGTATGATGACGATGAATTGATTGCATACTTTAACGATGCGATTAACTTTATGTGGCACGTCCTAATTGACAATAACTATTACGAAGTAATCGGAGACCATACATTTACAGATGAAATTACGCCAACTCCAGATGATTGGTACAAAGCTACAAATCAAGCTCCATTACAATTAATTGAGAGTGGTAAAAAGATTAAATGTTATGGTGAACTACCATACACGGTTAGATATTATAGACGACCTAAATTCGTAAATACAGTTAATGATGAATTGCCGTGGACAAATGAAGCATTCCCGAATATTCTTGCACAATTAACAATCGTATTTGCAATGAGTAATCACGAATTTGATATGACTGTAGAACAAGATTTTGTGGAGGCTATTATTAATTATTTATAGGAGGATAAATGGACAAACAGAATAACCTACCATCTACAATAAATGGTGATGGTCGTAAATTTATCTCCTTGCTTAAAGGGTACTTAAATGATATTAAGGCTTCTTTAGAAGACCAAATCAATGAAGCTACAAAGATTTGGAATGGTATTGCTGACAACCCTGATACTGTATCTGAACAAGTCCGTAATATTACCATAGACGAACGCTCAGTTAATGGTAGTGTATCTCTCATTCTTAAATGGGATAGCACTCCTATTAAACAATATGCAGGCGTAAGTATAGATGTTAAAGTTGGTGATTTCCACGATACAGTAGACCAATTTGCTGACAAGCAGGTCCATCAACATTACGATACAGGCAAGACAAATATTTTTACAATACCAAACGTAGAGATTGGTAAAAAGTATGAATTCGTAATTCGTGGTAGAGATATTCGCAATGCTCTTTCTGAAAAAGCTAGAGCCCCTGTTACGTATTATTATGTATCTGAACAAACTCACGTTCCTGAAGCTCCATATGAAGCAACAGTAATATTTGATAAGCGTGGTGCTTACTGGTCTTGGAAACAGAAACCACAGAATGATTATCAGTGGACAGAACTACGTTTAGATGAGCATGTTGGTGAAGAACATAACCGATTAGATTTAACAACTGATTGGCACTCTACAGCTAAGCCATATACACGTGTTGGTACTGGCTATATTTACAATAAAGGTGTTGGTAATTCGTATTCAGTACCTGCTAAAGTAAACTATAGTAAAGCTGTACCAGCTAAACCGACACAGTTTGTTGTTAAACCAGTAATTGAAGGTCTTAATATTACTTTTGCTAGTATTCCAGAAGATTGTACAGGAGCTATTGTCTATGTTAATAATGAAGAAAACTTTGTGGTGGACAACAGTCTTAATTACCTCTGTTCTACTGGCAGTTACACTGTTAAGGTTTGTTACACTGATATTTTTGGTAATGGCGAAATGTCTGACCCAATAATAATTAGTACGATTGAAGAAATACCAATCGAAATGCTTAACAAAGAAAAGTTAGGTATTAACGCTATCAATCAAGGTATCACAGATATTAATAATGCCAGAAAAGAGATTGATAAGAAGATTGGTGGATTACAAACATCACTAACTTCGATGAATGGTATTATTGATGCCAAGGTTAAAGATGCTAAAGATACTGCTGAAAGCAGATTGACTGCTACGGCTAACGCTATCAATTCAACTGTATCAAATAACTTTAATAATTTACAAACTAGCATTACACAAGTAGCTAATAGTATTGAACTTAAAGTTAAAGCAGGAGTTGATAAACTTACTGGTCAAGAGATTGTATCTCGTATTAATTTAGCCCCAGATACAGTTAGTATCTCTGGTAAGTATATTCATATTACTGGTCAAACTGTATTTGATAATGGTGTAATCGTCGCTAAACATATTGGTGATAAAGCTATTGTTGGCACTAAGATTGCAGATGGTGCCATTACTACTGATAAGCTAGTAGCAAATGCTATCACAGGCGACAAAATTGCAGGTAACGCTATTACAGCTGACAAGATTAAAGCTGGTTCTGTAACAGCTACACAAATTTCAACCGATGCGGTAACAGCCGAGAAAATAAAAGCTGGTTCTATTACTGGTGATAAAGTAGTAGCTAACGCCATCACTGGTGATAAAATTGCAGCTAATAGTATTAGTGGTGATAAAATCCAAGCTGGGTCTGTTAGTACTAATAAAATACAAGCGGGTGCTATCACTGGTGATAAATTAAGTGTTCAGACGTTATCATCCATCACAGCACGTATTGGTGAATTGAAAACAGCTAATACTGGTGCTAGGACGGTTATTAAAGATAATCTAATTGAAGTGTATGATGGGCAAAATCGCCTAAGAGTGAGACTAGGAGTATTTTAATGGTATTAATATTCATTTGCACAATATGTATAATTATTGGAATTGTTGTGATGATAAAATTAAGGAGGCAAAAACACATGCCACAAGGAGTTGAAATATATAATGAAAATGGACGTAAAATATTATCAACAGAACATAGGTTGACTCGTTCGTTAATGTGTGTTCCTTGCACATCGTGGACTGGTAGTGTTAAAATTACAGGCAAGCAAGATAATACCTCAATATACATTATTCCTTTTGTATCAGTCTTATATAATGGTCAATTCCCAACAACTAAATTTATTAAAACTTGGGTTAGTGGTGATATTGTATATTGGGAGTACACTCGTATCAATAATCATTTTTTTGATAACGACACGCTTGCTATTATCTTGTCTATAGGAGAATATTAATATGGGAGTTACACACTTAGAGGTTTACAACGATAATAACCAAGTTATTATTAATGACCAGTATCGAAATTTTAAATTACATGATATTGTCCCAAAGGTTGTTAGCGTGGATTTTAATACCAGAGTGGCTATCGACAATAATGGAGCAATGTACTTAAATTTTATTAAACCAATTAATGACGACTGTGTTATTGCGGCAGCATTTGGTCGTCAAACATGCACCGTTTATCCACATTATAAAAGGCATGCTCATCCTGAAAATCTAAACCCAGACCCAGCAGGTGTTGATTGTTATGTATTTGATAATTATATACCAATAGATGTAAATAAGAATAAAGCAGGGTTACAAATTTTTGGAGAAAATGGAGAAGTCTTATTTGACTCAGAATATCCAGCATTACGTTTATTAGACTATATTGATATAGATATAAATGTTTGTAAACCATTTCAAGACCCTAAAGATGAACGATATATCAAATTTGCGAATGATATTATCACCCGTTCATATGATGTAGAGTCTATTGCGGTGTGTTTGCTCAATGCTCCTCCATCTCCATTTGGTCCATCAGATGGTGTTTATTCATCTGAATATTTATCTTATGGTGTATCAATCAAAAATGGCAACACACTAACATTAGGTGCGACTTACCAACCAGAAGTGACAAGACCTGATAGATTAGCAGATGCGGGTATTGACTCAAGGTTACGATTACTGGTTGCCGATGTTAGTAATCTTAAAAAGTCATAATGTAGATAGGAGGTTTAATGATTGAAATAATGCTGCCACCACCAAGGGATAGCATTCTTTCCTATTTGTATCATAGTGCACCAGATAATGCTGTCTATGATATTATTTTCTGTATTTTAGCCGTAACAATTCTATTATTGATAGATATTCTATTACGGTTTGTAATTGAACTTGTTGAATACAACAAAGCAGTTGGTAAAGAATGTACCGCATGGAATATGTTTAAAGCGTTATTCCTTGGCTGGGGAACTGTTACTCTCTCGAATGGGAAAACAAAAAGATTTTTAGTAAGTAAAGCATTCCGTAAGTCTTTATTCTCTAAGGTGTCTTTTGAATATCCTATTTTCTTCACTCTAGCAGCTACAGCATGGTCATTACCTGATGTTCCTGTTATGGGATTTAGAATAGATGCATTACTCTCAATGCTATTTATGTTAGCACCGATGTTATGTGAGATTGTATCTATTATCGAAAAATTAAATGAATTAGATGCCGAAGCCTTTAAATGGTTTAAGGAGTTACGTCAATTTATCAAAGACACTAAAGAGGTGATAAAATCTTGAAACGTGTTATTGAAATGTTAATGTATGAGAATGGGGGTTTATCCCTCACTCGTACAATTTCTGTCTTGTTTGTATTGCTATTTATTGGTGTTACAATTTACTTAGTATTCTTTGACGCTCGATGGGACCATTACGAAACACTTGCTACTATGGCGGCAGGTGGTGGTCCTATGACACAAGTTGCTAATAAATTAATCAACTCTAAATACAATTCAGGCATTGGAACTTATGAAGAAAGGAAAGGAGCTGAATAATGGCAAAGTTTAAATCTACTGTACCAGTATATGATATTACCGTCAATCAAGGCGACGACTATTCTTTGCAAATGATTGTAAGTGATGGTAAGAATGCACCGATTGATATTACTGGTTATACATTTGCTTGTAAAGTAAGAGCAACAGCAGAGAGCCAAGAAGTAATCGCAGAAGCAGAATGTGTAATTAGTGATGCACCTAACGGTGTATTAAATATTAATTTCTCTTCTGAAATTACTGGTAACATTGATACTGATGGTGAATACTATGGCGAGACAAACTCTTACTATTACGATGTTCAGCAAACTAATGTAAATGGACGAAAAGAACGTATCGTCCAAGGTAAGTTTATTGTAAGCCCCGGCATTTCTTTCCACTAGGAGGTATATATGGCTGATAAAATTATTAAAATTATACAAGCCTCTACTCCTAATATTACGATTAATCACAATCGTGATGGGAAAGATGGCAAAAATGGTAAAGACTTTAAGTTTGAAGATTTCACTCCTGCACAGTTGGAGAAGCTAAAAGGTCCTAAAGGTGACAAGGGCGAAACTGGCGAAAGAGGTCCTGAGGGTAATGTAGGTCCTCAAGGTCCTGTTGGTCCTAAAGGTAATGACGGTCAAGCAGGTCCTAAAGGGGCAGATGGTAATATTGGTCCTATGGGTCCAGAAGGTCCTAGAGGTTTAACTGGTCCGAAAGGTGATGCAGGTGAGCGTGGTCCTATTGGTCCTAAAGGTGAACAGGGTAATGTTGGTCCACAAGGTTTACAAGGTATTCAAGGTGTACGTGGCGAAGCAGGTCCTCAAGGTCCTCGTGGTATTCAAGGGGAAAGAGGTCCTATCGGTCCAATCGGTCCTACTGGTTTGCAAGGACCAAGAGGTGAACGAGGAGAGCCTTTTAAAATCAGCTCTATCCAACCATCTGTAGCATCTGTACATAACAACGCTTCTACGTTCTCTGAATATAGCCTAGTTATGGTTCGCTCTAATGATGCCGATAATGGTAAAGTATTCGTTAAAAATGGCAATATAATGGAATACCTCATTACTATGTCTGGCGTTAAGGGCGATAAAGGAGATATCGGTCCACAGGGTCCAATAGGTCCAACAGGACCTCAAGGTCCTAGAGGTGTAGATGGTCCACAAGGTTTGCAAGGTAATGTAGGACCACAAGGACCACAAGGTAACATCGGACCTAAAGGTGAAGCTGGTGAAAGAGGACCACAAGGTTTAACGGGTCCAGCTGGTCCTAAAGGTGAAAAAGGTGATAATGGTACACAACCAGAATTAACATTTACACTTGCTGAAAATGGTGATTTGTTTGTAGATATTGCTTACTCTAACCTTGCTCCTAGTAATGCAGTTGCACCTAATGCTGCAAATACTAATGCAATCAAAATATATGACGTTGTGTGGGGCGTAGCACAGGCAGGAGCCGCAGGCAATGGCAGGGGATATCTTGAATACAATCCTGCCACGGGCTTTGGCAAATTACACTTAGATATGAAAGTTACTGGTAATGGTTCTGGTAATGGTGGGGTATTGTGTTCACTACCTGCTAGTTCTCCTGTACCTAAACGATTACTTGAAGTATCTGTTGATGCCAATAACAATAGTGTTTATGTAGAACCTAACCAACGTAATATCAAAGGTTGGGGTGTAGCAGGTGCCAATAAACGCTATATTTTAGATATTGTTGGTTTCTGGGAAGGAGGTCAGTAATGCCAAGAGTTAAATTAGGTAATATTAAAGGTCCTAAAGGTGATGTTGGTAAAAGTGCTTATCAGTCTTGGTTAGAACTTGGTAATACAGGAACAGAAGCTGACTTCATTAAAAGTCTTAAAGGTTCTACTCCTACATTGTTTAAGAGTGCAGATAACATTGTTAAGGTATTAGAAATTCCTTTGGATAGTGGTGTAAACCAATGCCAAGGCTTTACATATAGCGAAGAAGCTAATGCTTTCTATATCGCTTGTGTGAATAATGACAATACCAAACAAGTGTTCTATAAATACAATGCTGACTTCTCTACTTTAATGTCTAAGCAAACATTCACAGATAAGAATAGATTAGGTCATTGTAATACATTATGTGCTTACAAAGGCAAAATCTACGTCGCTAATGGTGCTGTAAATCCTAACCAAGTAGCTGTTATGACTACTGATATGGCTATTGAAAGTACGGTAAACTTCCCTAACAAGGTATTTAACTTAGCCTACGATAAAACGGCGAATAAGTTTATTTCTATCTTATATACTGGCACCACTAAACAACGTACTGTCCAGTATTACAACGAAAGTCGAGTGTTAGAAAATACTACAACTGTGCCAATTATCTCTACTAACCAAGATACTAATGGTGCGTTGTACAATGGTAAGAGCATTGTATTCTCTGCCGGTGGCTATATCATCGAAAACTTAGATAGTAGCGTTACTAATACAGAAGTAACATCTGCACTGGAAGTAGAAGATTTTGCTATTGCTAATGGTGAGGTATATTTTACAGCCAATAACAATGGTAAGGTTGAAGTGTACAAGCATAGTGCTAACACTAAATATTTCAACAATATTAACTATACGCCGCCAAGTATTCCACCATTAGATAATAATGTTCCACTTACTGGTAAAGATACATCTGGTGCTGAATGGAGTTTAATTAAACTTTCCAGAGGCAATGGTATTGAGGTTGGTCATAAAGATAAACCATTAGCATTATCTGCTAGTCGTATTACATGGTGGGACGGTGCAACTTCTCGCTCTGCCTTAACAACAAAAGATTTTGAAGCAGCTTCTAAAACTCTTTATACTAAAAGAGAAATAGATGATACATTCATCTCTAAAACTAAATATGAAGCTGATTTAACAGCACTTAAAGAAGCTGTGGACAGATTAAATCAATAGGAGGTTCTATGGATATTCAAAGCGTTATTGTAAGTTTTCAAGAATTAGAAAAGACTAAAAATAATATTGCATCTGCTATTACAGAAAAGGGTGTCACATCAGAGGGAAAGTTTTCTAAATTTCCTGATGAGATAAAACGTATTAGTTCAGGCACTAATGAGCAAAGCATCATTCAATCAATTCTATATAAAACAAAACAAATAGATTGGGAAGATACTGCAACTACACTCCCTGAGGGGTTTGGACAGGGTATTACATTTAACAATGTTTCATTACTTAATGTAGTATCTGTTAACTCTAGGAAAATACTTCAATTGTCCACTGTAAATAATTTTTCTGCCCCTAATATGGTCTCATGTATTGATATATTAAATGGGGCAACTGTCGGAATTTTAAACTTACCTAAATTAAAGAGTTGTGGGAACCTTGTTTTCAATGGGAAAATCAAAACTATATATTTACCTGAACTCACTGACGCAAATAGTCAAATTGGTGGTGGAAACACACAAACAATTGTACTACCTAAAATTGTTAATTTATATGATTTTGCCTTGCAGGCTGTACAAGTATCTACGAGAATATACTTAGGAAAGGATTTAAAAAAATTCCCTGTGTTACCAAATAGTTTTGACAGTAATGCACCCGAATTAGTTGTTGTACTGGATACTCCACAGGTTATACCAATAAGTCAATTTACAAGTGCTACAATTAATGACTATGTATCAAGGAGAGGTAAACTCATTATCTCTGTATTAGACTCTGCATATGACAGTTTTAAAAACTCTCATGATTGGGATAGATACTCTACATACATTAAAAAACGTAGTGAAACTCCTGCTGATAAACTTGAGTTTCTTCAACAATATGGATTACGTTAGGAGGCAATATGGCTCAAAAACGTGGCAAAACTAAAAAAATTGTTACCGTTAAATTAGATGATTTAACTGGTGGCATGAATATTGCCAAGTCTCCTGAGTTTATCAAAGACAATGAAGTGGTTCGCTTAGAAAACATGGAATTCGATGTAGTAGGTAGCAAATTAAGAACACGGAGGGGTCTCAGTGCCCCTCTAGCTTCTTTCAATTCTACTGTTACTCATGTATACAATGACTACGAAATGAATGATTTCTTCGTATTTCTTAAAAATAAAGAAGTATACAGATATGAATTTGGCAAACAACCAGTCTTGATTGGTAAAATTAATGGAGATGCGGAACGCCCTTCTTGTTGTAAATGGAAAGGCTCTTTACTTATTGCAAGTGGTTCTAAGTTACAAGAATACAATTATCAAGCACTTAAAACAATTGACGGTAGTCCTAACTGCGATATTGTATTTACACGTTCTTCTCGTGTAGTAGTAGCTAAGACTGGCTCTGATTTACTTATTTATTCTGCTATTGGCGATGTAAATAGCTGGAATGAAAATAGTAATGATGCTTCTGCACGTAAAGATGTAAATGTAGGTTATGGTGATGGTGGCGACATTGTTGCAATAGCTGAATTAGCTTCTGATGTATTAGTCTTTAAAAGTAATGGCTATATTTACGACGTTCAAAACGAACCAGAAGAGTGGTCTATTACATTGCTAGCAAATAACTCTGATGTAGTAAGTAGACACGCTTGTGATAATATTAACTCTGATATTGTATTTGTTTCTACTCGTGGTTTAAAATCTGTAAAAAGTTCTCAAGTTTATGCTAACTTCAATGTTATGGATATTGGTGATAATATCAACCCAGAACTAAAAAGTAATGTTACTAAACCATTTATATCCGACTTGCGAAGGACAAAACAAATGGTGGTAAGTGGCTCCTGTGGGCGTGAAATGTTTGTATACCACTATTGGACTGGTGGTTATGCAAAATGGATTTTCCCTTATAATGTTACATCAATTTGTGAAAACCAATATCATGTATTGGTAGCCATGAACACAGATGACACTCATGGTGCAATTTACGAATTTGATTTTAAATATACAACTGACAATGGTTATTCCATTCATCAACTTATTCAATCTAAGGAAATGAGAGATACTCATAACCTTAATGCATATAGAACGTACATTGATATTCAATCTGAAGAGAATGACGGTCGTGGGTATATTTACATCAATGATGTACAATTAACCCATAAATGGACCACTAAAGAATTACAAGGTGAATTTAAGACACAAATTTTATCTCCAATTCTTCGTTTTAGGTTTGAAACAGACGACCCTATTATCTTTAAATATATTTCTTTTGATATAGTATTAGAACGAGAAAGCATGGTGAGTGACTCCTCAGCAGCACGTGGAAGGAGAAAATCAACAAGGAGTCGAAAGGGTAGAGACCAGAATGACTTCTTGAAAGGAGCTCATAAAAATGGCGGTAGCCCTTACAGCTGATATACAAAAACATATTGACGAATATCAACACCGTGTTGGTCGTAGTTATCTTGACGATTGGGATTACCTATTCCATCCTCTAGTATGGTTAAGAGAAGACGGTTCCTTCCTTACCTTTGGTATTATAGACGATACGCTAGAGATTGATATTGGATGTGGTGTCCCTCTTGTTGAGGGGTGGAAACATATTCATGCTATGGCTAAAAAATTAGGATTGAAACGTGTAGCATCGTATACCGACACACGTAATCCTAAAGCGTATGCAAGATTAGTTAAATGCGAATATGAAGAACGCACTAACGAAAACGGTACATATTACTACTTTACAAAGGAGGTATAAATGGGTAAGTCTAAAACAACTATCCATGAACGCCAACTAACACCAGAAGAACGCCAGTTAATTGCAATGCAAGGCAGATACTTAAACTCTATTCAACCAAGTATTGATGCACTTGTAAATTACGGCACAAACAATATTAGCAATATCGTAACACCTGATTGGCAAAAATTATACAATGACCAAACAGCAGAAATGCAACAAATTAAGAGTGAATTTACTCCTCTTAGTCAAGGCATTTTACCAGACGTATTTGCTAATGCTAAGCAAAACTACTTTAACCGTATGTATGAAAATACGATGGGTAAAAACTTAGCTAGTTTGGCACAACGTGGTGTTGTTGACAGTTCCAGATTTAATACAACTACAAATGATATGCAGAAAAACTTTGCATCTCAAATGTCTCAAGATTATGATAATAACTTAAAAACAGCAGCTGGTTTAATGGACCAACGCATGAGATACGCATCTACACCTATTGAATACGCACAAAAAGCACATCAAGCATCCTTTGCTCCTGTACAAAATTCCTTGGCATTGGCACAAGGTCAAAACCAAGCTACAAACCAAGCATTACAAACACAAGGTCAATTAAACAACGGTAGAACATTCGCTACACAATCTTCTAGCGGTGGTTTCTTAGGTGGTGCGTTATCTTTAGCTGGTTCTATTATCGCATGCTTCCCATCTTACGTAATAGTAACAATGGCTGATGGTAGTGAACAAGCTATTGGTTCTATTCAAGAAGGCGATAAAGTTAAGACACGTCATGGTGAAGCAATCGTTTCTGAAAACAGAAACATGGGTATGCAACGTATCTTCTTACTTGTTACTAATAACCATAAACTCAGAACAACAGATACAGAAGTATTCAATACACCTGATGGTCGTAAAGAATTATCTGAACTTGCCGAAGGTGATAAAGTTGAAACTGAAAATGGTTTTGAACGTATCGAATTTATCCTTGATACAGAAGATAAAGAAGAAGTATTTGAATTAGTATTAGACACTGATGACAATATGTTCTTAGCAGAAGGTATTTACGCAGAGTCGTTCTAGGAGGCATAAATGCAAGTAATTCAAGTAAAAGATAATGACTGGCAAACGCAATTAGGCAATTTAGCTGGTATTATCGGCGGTATGATGTTTAATAACCGACTTGACCGTGGTGCTCTTCGTGAAGCTAATAATCAAGCTCAAAAAGAAGAATTAGCACGACAACAAGGTTTTACATCTGGTTTAACAAATCTTCAAGGTTTATACCAAAACCCTGAATATGCAACTAATAAAAATTTACAAAACCAAGCTATGAATATCCAAGCTGATTTAGCTGGTCGTGGTTACCGTAATGCATTCGGTTTAAATGCTGACACAATCGGTGGTGCACTTACAAACAATACTGGTGCAATTGATTACATCAAGGGTTATGGTCAAGCTAATCAAGGTTTGCGAGTACATGACCAGAACTATCAAGATTTCCCTCAGTATTGGCAAGCATATGGTGGTTTAACACAAAATATTAAATAGGAGGTACTATGGCTGATTACATGGGATTATTACAGGGGTATGGTTTAACTCCTGCGGCAGCCGCTGGTATCATTGGTA